CTTTTTTACTGTACCTGGTTGGTTTAATTGGTCAAGGGTAGCTTGTAAAAACTTTTTATTACCAGGTGTTCTGTAATAGCGAGGTAATAAATTCGACGACTGTCGCTTTTCGTTATTTGAAATTGGCAACTTTGGTTCGTTCTGATCGTTACTGTATGCCATTAATTACTCCCGCTTGTTACTGACTGTTGGCTAATTGTTGTAGAGGTTGAGGATACTGATCCTGCTGTTCTAATGTTACTAACTGTTATTGCGCTGATAATTTCAATATCATCAATTGTGGCGCCGTTGATAAAGATCTTATCTTTTTCGCATCTTATTTCATATAAACTACCAAAACTTAATTCGCTTTGCTTAGGAACAATTACAAAATTAACAATGTTAGGTGCTAATTGATTCATTACATAAGTTGCTAGTTCACTAAAATAGAAGCTATCGCCAAAATTCCAATTATCTAAAGCAAAGAAATTATTAATTGCTACTAAGACACGTGTCTTAATATCGTTGTCACTAATAACAACTTCGCTATTCTTAACTACTTTAAATGTTGCCTGAACATCCGTTGTTGCTGATGTGCCAAACAATACTTTATACTTTACCGGATGATAGATAATCTCATCACTGATAGATTTAATTTTGTTAAGTTCTGGACTTAATAAGTTATAAAGAGCATCGCTACTTGGAGGTAAAGGTTCGTTAGCTAAACTTCCATTTAACCATTGCCTATAACTTGCGTCATACTGTTTCGTTAATACAAACACATCAATAATATTTGTTAAACCTGGATCAATTCTAGATTCATAATCAGCATTATGGATATACTGGAATTTAATCTTGTCACGGCCTCTGAAAACTTTATAGTCCAATGTAGGAATGTATTCATTTCTTGTAGAATCGTATTTTTCTACTGTATCAGTGTCTACAAAATAAAAATATTGCCCGTTGACTTTTTCTTCTGGTAAAACTACATCCATAGAAGGTTTAATTAATACAATTTTTGAAGAATTGTCAATATATTTGTAATCTTCTTGGCCTTGAGTAACTGTATATTTTTCAAGAACAATAAATTGTGTAGTCATATCTGTAGCTGTTGTATCTAATGCCAACGCTACGTGGTCAAATATTGAAGGATCGTCAACTATACCGTCATCGTTAGTGTCGGCGAAACTTAGTTGGATCTTTTTAGTATCAACATATCCGTCAATTCCGGCATACTCTTTAGTAATTTCCCAATCTCTATCATAGGTAAAAGGTGTTGTGTCGCCTTCTACGTTAGGATTTGTGTTGATACTTAAAATTCTAATAACATCTTTAACTGTAGAATTATTTTGTACGTCATAAATTTTTCTGCTAGAATCAAAATAGAATCTAACTTGTTGGTTACTTTCAAATATGTAACGTAATAAACGACTTTCTACTGTGTAATATTCTGTATCGGTTGTAAACAATAACAACCAACTACTATCAACTTTTTGATTGCTTGTATCACCGGTACGCCCTAAGTTAAAGTCGTCGGCAATGTTCAAATTAGTTTCAAGTATAATTTTCCAAGTACGAGTTTCTGTATCGTATCGTAGACCAAATTGCTTGTTAGCAAAAATCAAATCTACCATACTTGTAACTGTAGCAGATTCTAATGTAGTTCTCCAAGCAGGAACAATTTCAGATAACAACGCACCGTCCGGTATGCTACCATTTAAAGTAATTGTACCAGTACCGTCTAATAATGTACCTGTATTGTTAGCTGTTCCGTCTCCGGAGATACTAACAACATCGGCCCAAATATATTCAGCTGAATTGATAACTGTAGCAGTTCCTAAAACTAATTTGTTATTATTAGCTTTATCAAAATAATATCCTGTTGGGGCAGAAAACTTAATTAAACTTCCAACTGTTAAAAATCTTAACAATGTACTTGCGTAAGTTCCGACTTTTTGTATCGAATCATACTTGTCAGTGATATAACCAGTTGTAGCATTTGTATCCGTTGTAACTGTGTTCCAGTTTACTTCAATTAGCGATGCTTTCTTTGTATCATAATTGGCATAGTAAAAATTCTTTAAGTCAACAGACTTTAATACGTCAATAACTTGATTGTATAAAACTGCTTCAATGTCTGTTCTTGTACTAAATTTAAATCTAAAACTATCTGAATAACTTTGTTTATAGATAACACCATCATCAGCAAACAGGTTGGTCCTGCTGTACTTGCCTGTAGGATCAATTAAATCAAAATATCTGCTGATACCGCTTGCGCTACGATTGACCGCTTTGATTTTAGCAACTTGTTGATTAACACTTAGCGGACTAATGTTATAATCCTCGGCAGTAATCATTCTATTTTGTGTATAGTACGTTGCTGGCGCATTTGCTTTAATGCTGTCATTTGTTTCAGTTGCTGAACTATTAGAAACGCTAGTTTGTAAACTTACTGTAATTGTTAAGTTTTCAATTTGCCCGATATTAGAAATATATGGTACTGTTACTGTTACGTTTTTAATGTCGCGTGGATTTATTGTATAGCTTAAACCATTACTAACTCTGTAGTATGCTCTAAAAGATCCTTGTGGCAAGTTTCCAAATACACCGTCACTGAATACTAAACTAACTCTATCATTTGCTCGTGTAACAACACCGTAAATGTTACGAATGTTCTTGTTTAAACTATTATAAATGATATTGTTGCCTTCGAAACTAGGGACAGGAGCCCAGTATTCTGTTTCAACTCCAGTCTGGCTTAGTCTGTATAACCAAACATCCGAATTGTTAATGTTAACAGCATCTAGGTCTACACTTTCATTTGTGCTAGGTTGTGTTAATGTAAATGTTCCTTGGTTTAATGTACCTTGTTTGAACATTAAGAAGAAACCAGTGTTGCTACTACCGTGGCCTTTGCCGTCATCTCTATATAAAAATGCTAACTGGTTGCCTACGTGTGGTGGTTCTTCGTAGATTGAAGTTTGAGATCTAAATGTTGTACTAACAATTTCAAAATCCATTGCTCTGCCATCTACGGTTTTTGTAAAGGCGTACACTGGAACATCATTATTAGATGCTTGTAATCTATATTGTTCGGTAGGAATACCATAGATTGATTTTTTATCGTCTGGATTTCCAAATTGTCTTGTAGCTGGTAGTGCTGAGTTCAATACTTTAATGAACTGATCTTTCCAGTTTGCGTTGGCTGGGTCATTCCATGTAACTACTTGACCCGATAAATTACGGCCGTTACTGTCGTAAACAGCTTGAGTTGTACTAATAGACGTAAATTTTAATAAGCCGGTAGCTGGTTGGTTACGTTTTGCGTTATAGGACAGCAAACGTGCTAAACGTAATACAGATTCACGGCGTTCTGCTAATTCTAAAAAGTTTTCACGTGCGTTTAAATCTACACGGAAAGCAATACTTTGTCCGAGGAAAGCAATCAAATCAATCAGAGCGAGGTATTCGCTTGATTCAATATAATCGTTATAATCTTCTGGGTAATTTTCGCGGATGTAACTAATCATCACGCGGCGTAGATTCTCAAAGTCGTAACTTTGGAAATCGGCGTTTCTGAAGCTCTGGTATATGCGTTTCCAGTCTTCTGCTACTAATAATCTATTTTGTCTATCGGTTGCTGACATATCTGCGTCCTATATACAGATATTTATCGTGGTTGAAAAACTGCGTATATTAACCGACTAATGCGTTTGCTTGGTCGAATCTTAGCTGAATTGCTTCTTGAATGTTGTAAGGCAAATAGCTTAATACACATTCTATTTGTATGCCAGATTCGTATGTTGTAACAATGATTTGCTGTGCTTGAATCCTAGGATCGTATCCGATAATTTCTTCAACATTCTTAATAATCAGCTGTTTAAGATCCTCTGTTAACGGTTCAAACAGTACGTCCCATATAATAGTACCAAAAGTAGGATTTTCTAAACGCTCGCCTTGTCTAATATTAAAATGATTGAGTAAATCTTGCTTGATCAAACTTAAATCGTACAAACTGTAAGTGTTTGATTCCCCGCTAATCGTGCTAAAGCCCTTGTAGGTTTTACTACCAGGTGTAGTTGCTTTAGTTGCTGCAGGTTTTAAAACAACTTTATTGTATAAATTTTGGCTAGCTGTCATAGTAGTATTTAAATCTCTGTTGGTTGTTCTTCAGGCGGCGTTTCGTCACCTTTTATCTTGGCAAATGTATCAGTTATTGTAGTATATGTCTTATAAAACTCAGGAACTTCAATAGCACTACCGCTTTCCCTATCAGTTAAATCTGTCTTAAACAATGTAGCATCTAAGTTTTCGTGGTGTGGATAAGGCTCTGTTGTAGGAATACGCAACATAATACTGTTTATGGTTCCGCCATCTTCTGTAGGGTTATCAAACGTTGATAAAGGAGTAGGAGGCGAAGCCGACGCGGCGGAGCCGGCAGCGGCAGCACCAGGGCCGTTCAAGTTAATATTTCCACCAGAAATAGTAGTGTTGGCGGCACTTATTTCCATATTTCCGCCCGATGTAAGTTTATTAGCACCGCTAGTATTAAGGTCAAACCCTCCGCCAACTGTTAAGTTAGTTTGAGCTCCTACGTCAATGTCTAAAGTAGCATTGTGTGATATAGTAGTGGCTCCAGCAATAGTTTCATCGTGTGTGCCATCAATACCTATTGTATTATTTCCGTTAACAATTAGTATTTTGTCACCACCAATTTCAGTCTGATGACGGTCTGCTACTTTTAAATTAAAGTTTCTACCAACTTCGATGTTAAAATCTCTATCAGCGTAAAAGTTAAAATCATTTTCAGTCCTAATGCTAATACTGTCTTTGGCATAGATGTCAATTTTACCGTCGCTAGATAATTCTATCCATGCTGTTCCACGACTATTTGT